TTTTGGGACCCTCAAGGTCGGTTATCAGTCCGGCGAGGAAGAGGTCGAAGTTGTCTGTAGTTGGGAACAATACGAAAGTCCTGGATTCGCCGATCCGGGATTTTCTACGGCTCCGTCGTCTGGAACAGCGTATATTGTCGGGATGAAGAAATACGTGTATATTGAGCCAGGTTAATCATGTCTAACGAATTACGCGCCTACCTCCCAACAGGTTCAACCCTCTACGCGGTACTCATCAACTCCGCGGGGCAAATTTGGAATACATCCGGTACGCCCGCTTTCGAGGCCTACAACGGGTCTAACTGGACTGATTATGATATCGCCATGACAGAGGCAGGGGCGGGATTGTATTTTGGCGATATGCCCGCAGTGGTGGCCGGGAATTATAACTATGTGGTGTATGAACAAGCGGGAGGCAGTCCAGCCATAACGGATGATATTAATGGCATGGGTACGATTGCCTGGGATGGAAGCGCGGAGATTTTCGGGCTTTGTACTGCTACTGTATTTCCCGCTGGGGCGATCAACTTTACCTATACCGTAACGGATAGCGTTACTACCCTACCGATTGAAGGCGTAGAAGTCTGGTTCAGCACCGACAATCCGGCGGTGAATATCGTCTGGAAAGGCGATACCGACGCCTTCGGAGTTGCCAGGGATGTATTAGGCAATCTTCCTGCCCTGGATGCTGGAAACTATTTCGTTTGGCGTCAGAAAGCGGGTTATACATTCTCGGACCCGGATTCGGAGGTAGTTAGCTAATGTCACCATCGAGCGGAAGCGGAACTGGAACACCTATACCCGCACCTACCCCGGCTGTACCAACCACGTCAACTGGGGATTTGCGAGAGTTTACCTTATTGCCATTGGAGAGTTTCAGGAGGATACTCGGATACAATCCCTGGCACTTCTGGCAATTGGCAGATAATTCCATTGTGCCTGTTACGTCCAGTTGTAACGACATCTTGACGAAATACCCGTGGCAGAATACGGACGCCTGCGGGCGGCAAGATATCCTTGAGGCGATTTACACGGCTGAAAGACGGCTATACGACTATTTGGGCTATGACGTTGCCCCAACCTTTCGAGAGACTATCTTACCATTTCCGAAATATCACGATCGGGGAGTCTGGCACTTAGCGCAAAGTGACCGGCAAGGCAGATGGTTGGATGTCAAACTACCATACGGTTATATTGACTCAATTGGCTTGGAAACACGCGACCTGATTGAAGATCATGCGGTAGTTGCTTATACCGATGAGGATGGCGACGGACTAGACGATACCTTCACGATTTCAGCGGCGACGACTGTAACCAACGAAGATTTGATTGTCACTTATATCGCGGCGGCGGATAGACTGAATAATGATTCGGTGAGTGAAGAATATCGGATCAGGCCGACTAAAGTTGCTATTTCGGCAGGTGTAGTTACCATCACCGGGGCAGCGTGGCTCTTAGTCAAGCCTATTCTGTATGAGGGGACTGGACAAGCAGAGATTGACCCAACCGTCGCGGCTAATTTTGTCAGCGAGTTGGAGATTTATGCCAGATATGCAGACCCTGACGGTACAACTTATGATACCAGTCAGGCGGCGCTTATTTGGGAGACTGCACCATACCCGGCTTTCTGTTGCGGGTGTACCGGAACTGGTACGAATGATACAGACCCGGCGGCTGAGGCTTATGCCGTGGCAAGGGCTGGGATTCGCCATACCATCGAGGGGATTGTAAACATCGGTGCGGCGGTATACAACACGACAACGAGCGCATGGGAGGGGATAGATTGGTCTGTCTGTCGCCCACCCGAGCGCGTGATTGTACGCTACAAAGCGGGCTATCCGCTAAGTGGCGGTGAAATGGATAAACGCTGGCAGACGGCGGTCACAAGGTTCGCGGCGGCTGAACTGGCAAGGCCAATTTGCGCCTGTGACAATGCTAATCGAGAGCTTTATCGCTGGCAGTTCGACGTCGCCCGCACGGGCGGCTCGAATGATGAGAGCTACCAGGCAACGACTATGGAGGATCTGGCTAATCCCTTTGGTACGCGCCGGGGGCATCTGTACGCCTGGAAGTTCGTGAAATCTATGCGAACACTTCAGGGATATACATTTTAGGAGGTAACACAATGCCGAATCTGACAGCAGATGAGATCATCACTCAGAAGCACAAGCGGCTATTCATCCAGTACGGCGGGGCGAAACCTACCAACGAGACAAAATACTACGGGCAAGATGCGCAGTATATGTCAGTCGAAGGCGTTAGCCTGCCCGAGTCCGGGGGGATTGACCCTATCTGGGTACATGACCCGTCCAGGATTGGAAAGTACCGGCTGATTGGCCGCACCATTACCGCTCCCGACCTGGCAAATGCAACTTTGCTGATGAGGGAAAAGCACGGGGTGATTCCACGTCAATTGCTGACCGAATCTTGCCCGTTCAACCTGTACGAGCCTACCGGCAAATGCAAGGACTTATCCGACTTCCTTCAGGGGTGGTCTGATTATGTCTTGGTTTATTCCGGTGCGCTGGTCACAGACAAGGATTTAGGCGCTCGAACATCCTGGGATGCAGACGATGCAATTGAGGATAGTTTGAGCATTACCCTTGCCGAAGTTTACCCCGTGGGTCAACTTGGGTTCGGTGAGGAAGCCGCGACGACCATTTTCCGGGCCGTTGTGGATGTTGTTTATGGCAATGCCCTTTCGTGCTACTGCGAAGACCCGACCAAGTTCGTATACGCGGTGACTGGTAGCAATGCCGGTTCTCCTGGTTTACCCGCTGAAATCGTCTATACAGTTGACGGCGGCAGCACCTGGTCTACCGCACCTATCGCCGGGATTGGGGCGACTGAAGACCCGCTGGCAATCGACCTAGTGGGTAGTTACCTTGTGGTGATTGGCCTGGATGCGCTGTACTATGCTGAGATCAATCAGGACACGGGCGCGCCGGGTACGTTCACGAAAGTTTCAACTGGCTTTGTAGCGGCTGGCAGTCCAACGGATATGTATGTTGCCTCCCCTCGTGAAGTCTGGTTCTGCGGTGATGGTGGGTATATCTACAAAAGTACCGACATTACCGCAGGCGTGACTGTTGTGAGTGCGGGTGATGCAACCGCAAGCGACCTGAACAGGATTCATGGCGTAGAGGAAACCATCGTGGCAGTTGGGGATTCCGGCGCGGTTATCAAGTCAACCAATCGTGGGATCACCTGGGCAACCACGACCGCAAGCCCTGTTGCTGCTAACCTTACCGCTATCTGGGTATTGGACGATAAGCGTTTTTGGACTGGTTCGGCTACTGGCTACGTGTACTACACGCTGAACGGTGGAGAGTCCTGGACTTCGCAAGCCTTCTCGGGTTCTGGTGCGGGTGCGGTGCAAGACATTGTGTTCGCAACTAACGAAGTCGGGTATATCAGCCATTCGACCGCTACCCCTGCCGCAAGAATCTTTGCAACCTGGGATGGTGGAAGTGACTGGACAAACGCAAAGCCGCGGATACTCAACCTGCCGACCTTTGACCATGCCTACCGCCTGGCGGTTCCAAAGTGGGATGCCGGGATTGCAGCGAATAACGTGGCAGTAGCTGGTCTGGCTGGTAATGGTGTAGACGGTATCCTGTTGCTTGGTATTGCTGCAAGTATGTAAGGAGTGTGACTAGTGAGTGAGTTGACGGCGTTTACGTTTCATGACACGGGCGTCAAGGTACTAATCAAGAAAGTTTCCCCCCTGTTGGTGGTGGAGCTACAGAAGGCTTTTCCGCCTCCGGCTCCACCCCAGCAGGAAGTCGAGATCGGTGGTGAGATTGTGATTGAGTCTAATCCGGCTCATCCTGATTATATCGCGACGATAAATGAATACAACCGAGAGTTTGAAATGCGGGTTAGGCGGTTACTCATCAAGCGCGGCGTAGAAATCCCCGGCGAAAATAAGGATTGGCAAGATGAAGTCGCCGAATTACGGGAGTTTTGGCGTGAGGAATACGGCAAGGAACTCGAAGGCGACGACAAAATGCTGTATATCTCTTATATCGCCGTGGGAACGGATGGAGACCTTACCGATTTGTTAGGCGCAATCATGCAGAGGTCACAGCCAACGGAGGCGGCAGTAGCCGCGGCGAAGGCCAGCTTTCCAGGCTAAGTTTAGAGGTAGAGATGTATTCTCAATCCGAACGCCACGATCAGGGGTCACTTATTCGCCGTTGTTACACTGGATTTTAGCGGGTGTTTGGGCGAATTACCAACCGGGTGAGTTTTTAGAGTTAGATGGTGAGTTTCAATCCCTGGTCGTGGCAGCGTATGAGGCAAATGGACAGATTGAGGCGGTAATCGCAGATGACCGGATGCGGAAGATGAAGGCAGACTCGAAGCGCAAGAGGTAGTATGGCAGATACTTTACAACCAGTCGGAGTGAGACTTGTAGCGGAGAACGAAGCCGGATTTAGACGCGCCATTGACGGGGCTAATCAGTCTATCGCCGGACTTGCGAGATCGGCGTCTGGGTCTGGTGGTGGCACAGCGTCTATGTTAGGTATGGGCGCGGCGATGGGTGTTGTCTCAGCCGTGGCAATGGCTGGGATAAATGCTATCATGGGACTGACAAGCAAGATAGCAGGCATGGCAACAGCCGCATTTCAGAATGCAACCGAACTCCAAAACCTGACCATCAGCCTGGAAAGTTTAGCCGCCAGAGAACAATTGGCAACCGGCACGGCTAAAGACATGAACGAGGCTTTGTCTCAAGCCGGGCCAATTGCACAGGATTTACTGGAGAAGATTCGAGATTTATCCGTTGCCAGTCCGTTCGAGTATAAGGACGTTGTATCAGTCTTTCGTCTAAACATGGCATTCGGACAAACGGCGGATACTTCACTAAAACTCACCAAAGCCATTACAGACATTGCCGCCGCGTCAGGTCAAGGCGGGTATATCATGCAGCGACTTGCGTATAACTTCTCTCAGATGAGCATGACCGGGCAAGTCACAATGAGAGACATTCGGGATTTGGCAATGGCCGGATTTGACCTTGCTAAGGTATTCCGCGATGAGTTGAGTATGAGCGTCGAGGAAGTAAACAATGCCCTAAAAGCGGGTGAGTTGACCATGCAAGATGTATCAAACGCCTTTGTTGAGTATGCGGATAAAAACTTCGGCGGCGCGGCTGAACGCATGAGCCGCACGATTACCGGCGTAATGAGTTCACTCCGCGATTTGGCATTTTTTGCCTCAACTGACATCCTGGGCGGTGCGCTGAATAATATCGGTACAGCATTAGCCAACGTATTCGACCGGGCAAGGGCGATCACCGATTCAGGCGTCTTGCAAGTGGTCGGGGTGGTATTCGAGGTATTGACTTCACGGGCGGCAGAGGCGTCAGAGAGATTGCCAAAAATAACAGAAAGCACCCTTACCAGCATGGGCGACAAGTTCATGGCATTCACCGAGCAGGCTTTCGACTATGGCCTGAATATTATGGTGCAATTTGCCTACGGAATTATAGACGGGGCAAACTTTGTGGTGGATGCGGTACTATGGGTTGTGAACGCTATCGCCGGATTGTTAATGCCTGGATCACCGCCAAAGGCATTACCAGACATTGACAAATGGGGAACCAAAACATTCCTGGAATACCTGAGAGGATTTACTGAGGCAGACTTTGGGGTGTTAAAGGATATTCAGCGACCAATCAGAGAAGCTTTATCGCTACTCGATATTACCGGCCCGAAAGCGGCGGCAATGTATGGTGGGTTTAGCCAGGCAATTGCCAAGATGTTGACGACTGGCACGCTTGATCAGGGAGTTTTTAACACAATGGCAAAGAGCCTGGGTAAGTACGGGGCTGAGATTGCCAAACTCGCCAAACAGGAAACAGAGTTAGCCTTAGCTATGCGCGCCGTGGATAACGCCAGGAAAGCCGAGCAGAACGCATGGACAGATTTACAAAAGAAAGTTTATGCGTATAACCGAGCCGTGAAAGAAGGCGCAGACGCCGGGACCCTGGCAGGACTTCGGGCGCAAGTTGAAACGGCGGAGGCAACATTTGAGACAGCCAGCGCGGAACGCGAGGCGACTGAGGAAAAATACCAAAATATTGACGCCATGAAAGAACAGGTAGACATCCAAAAGCAGATTGTCGACCAACTTCTTGACATTGCCAGAATGCAAAAAATGGCGGCGCTCAAGGGAGCGGGCGGGGCTGGGGGAGGATTTACCTTACCCGAACCTCCATCCGGTGGAACGAGAGCGGTGACATCAGCCTGGGAAGAAAAGATAAAGCAATTCCGAGATGATCTAAAAAAGAAACTTGACCTTGCTATGATCGACTTGGGAAAGCACTTCCAAGAATCGTCTGTTGGAAAATTATTTGACGCAATCAAGCAGGCGTTATTCGGAGATAAATTCACTCAAGGGGTTGGTGGCCAGCCGTGGCTCATGTTGCCTGGAATGGAAAATATCATCAATATTCCAGAATCCAGGGTAACAGGAATACAAAAGTTACTTGAGTTAATAACTGGAAAAACTGTGGACTTGAGCAAAGCGATAGAAGTTGCCGATAGAATACAAGCATTTATCGACAAAGTAAAAGAAATATGGACGGATATTCTTCCGGCAGTAAATATTATCGGTAAACTTATCGGCGCTTTGATTGCGATTGGTTTTGCGGTTGAGGCATTTCAATTAGCATTTGCTGGACTTATCTTGTTTCTTGCCGGTTCTGCACTAGGTGAAGTTATCGGGTTTATTACTGCTAACTTCGGAAAAGTAAAAGAGGCAGTTGGGGAAGTCGCCGGGGTTGTTGGGGGATGGTTAACGCAGGCATGGCAAGGTTTTATAAATTTTGTCAATTCTTTTGTAATGCCTGTGTTAAATAATATATGGAGTTTCATCCAAACTTATATCATACCGATTATCCAGCTTGTTATAGATATAGTTGGATTATTGGTAAATCTTGCCCTTACTGCCCTTCATGGATTTTTAGATAAGAATATTATTCCGGTGTTCGAGGCATTTTGGGATATTCTCGCGAATAAAGTGTGGCCTGCTATCGAGAATTTGTGGAAAATAATAACAGATTCACTTACCCCAGTATGGGAATACTTATACAGCAGCATTGTGAAGCCATTCAAAGAATTGATAGATAAACTATCGATCTCTCTCGGTACAAAGCTAAAAGATGCTTTGCAGTGGGTAATAGACAAATTGAAGGAGTTCAAAGACTGGCTTGGAAAAATAACACTCCCGGATTGGCTTACCCCTGGAAGTCCAACGCCATTCGAAACAGGCTTATACGGTATCAATAATGCCCTCGATAAAGCAAATACGAGCGTCAGACAACTTAGCAGGAACCTAAATAGCCTGGATGGAAAAACGGCGGTGGTATCAATGTTGTCGGGGAGTGTACCGTCTCAGGCTTACGCTGGATCATCGAACACAACCTACAATGTGCCTATCACAGTCAACGCAAATGTTAGCGGGAATACCGATGTTCACCAATTAGCCTACGTCATAGCGCGGGAGTTCAACCAAAGGATGAATAGATGATCTGTTATTTCGAGTATGGAACCGGAACGGCTCAAGTTCACTTGGATTTGACCAATACCGAGATTAGTCTGGAAGAGATCAATCCCGGCGCATTCGCTACGCCTTCACAGGAGTTGACTCAGACGGCGATCCGGGTAACGGTTAGCGGCAAGCCGAATATCTATGATACCACTCAGACGATAGGCGACATAATCAATCAATGCCAGGTAGTCAACGGACGCCAGATATCCTACCGGGTATATCTGTATTATCAGCCAGCCGGGCAAACAATAGTCTACCGGGCAA